TTCCGTTTGATGCTTATTTAGGAAAAGTTATTCATTGGCAATCACCGGTTGATCCTCAGACTGCCTGGAGTACTTACTTGAACGGAAACGGTGTCTCTAACAGGGTATTCCCTTACCACGCCAATCTTACTTTCAGTAAGGACAACGCGGTTACTGGATCTTACAATTTGTTCTAGAAACACATTTGACAAATCCCGATTATTTAGCCTATAAAATTGTGTATAAAAATGAATTTTACACAATTTATGAGACCTTTACAAAATTTAGGGGCATTTTGATTATGCAAAGGTATATAAGTTTTGAAAAAAAAAATAGTTTTATAATATAATATAATATGAATAGTATTAAAAACGGATTTACAAATCTTTTTAATGGATTTTCCCAATCTTCTGTAGGATCAAACGTTAATTCATTTTTAGCGTCAAATACCCTAATTGCCAAATTTGTTTTTATTATTCTGATTGTTATCATTTTCGTTTATTTGTTAAGTTTAGGTATTGTTGTAATCGAATGGTTAGTATCGCCGCCATCTAATCCTTACGTAGTTTGGGGAATGATAGATGGAGGAAGTCCTCATGTTATCTACTCGGACCCAACACAATCTCCATCTGCATTCATTGCTCGTTCAAATGATAGAGATGGCGGAATTGAGTTCACCTGGTCAGTATGGCTTTACGTTGGCGATATTGGCAATTATGCTGTAGCGACACCCCCCGCCAGTTCTACTTGTTCGACACCTAGTGGTCCGGCTGCCATCGGTAAGCTGCAACATATTTTCAATAAAGGTAACAATACATATAATGTGAATAATGTGGCAACTGTTAGCAATTGTCCAGGTTTATATTTAAGTACAGAAACAAACTCGATATTTGTTGTTATGGACACGATAGACCCTACAGATAATAATATTTTTGTAAATATTGATAATATTCCTATTAAAAAATGGTTCCACGTGGCCATTCGCGTGAAAAACACGGTATTGGACGTTTATATAAATGGTGTCATTGCCCAACGTCTTTTGTTGTCTAATGTCCCCAACCAGAATTACGAAAATACATATGTCTGTCAACAGGGTGGATTTACCGGAAACCTTTCGAACTTGCGATATTACAAACACGCGCTGAATGTTTTTGAAATAAGCAGTATCGTCAACAATGGTCCAAATGTAGCATTTTCACCGATTAGCAATAGTATTGCACCAAATAAGAAATACGATTATTTATCCAAAAGTTGGTACTCCTACAACAACTAGATTGGATAAAGAACAAACACATTTTTTCGCATAATGTATCTATATACATTATACGATGAGTGGTCAAGCACAAACGTTGGATAATGTGTGTAATATCAAAAGACTGCAAATGTTATATAACACGCCCCCCTACAGATACGATCCCATATCTCCTTATCCCCAAAATACGCAACGACAACTAGATATGCGACGCAAAGCCGAAATCTTGAAATACCAATCCAACAATCAGAATTCAAAGACAAATGGAACTACCAAAGCCATGGCGTGGTCAAATTTGGTCAATAATAATGCTGTCAATAAAATGAAAAAACAGACCTTGTTATGTAATCAAGATATGATCCCACGGCCTACTTATTATTCGGACGTTCCCGGACCCGTCGACTATTTGGTGAATGATGAAAGCATTCCGCTATACAATTATAACACAAACCGAAACTCTTTCGGTATTACAAGTCCACCAGAACAGACTGCCATGTGGCAAATAATCACCGGTTCGGATTTAGTATTTAGCAACAACACTACCAACGCCCGGCTTTTCAGATTATTTATTTTGAACAACGTTGATCAACCGTATTATTCATTTCGATATACAACACCATTCGCCATTTACGTAAGTGGAGTAAGAAAACCTGGCGTAACCGATACAGTCAATTACAATATAGCTCTAGATATACAAAATATCGCCGCGACTGTTTTATACAATAATTCTCAAGTAGATACTGTGGTAGCCGAGACGTCCTACAATTTAACCCAGGTTACTTTCCAAACAACACCTCCTGATTATAGCAGTTTCTTCTACATGGGGATGTTGACGATTGATATACCGAATTTATCCACCACCCCAGGGTTCATATATGACATAGCGGTATCGTTTCATATAGCCCTTGACACGACACAAACCACATATTATACAAATTACGATACCGACCTTAAAATATACTGTAACTTATCCGATCCAAGATTATTAGACCGGTCGTCGAATGTATCGGGGGCTTCTACAGCTACTGGCGATTACCATCAATATGCATTGACGACGTTCTAGATCGTTTTGTTGTAAATGCTGGTTATGTTCGCTAAACTAAGTACTCCTTGGTAAAGTCGGAATTCGTCAATGTATGCTCCACCCGTGCCTCCGAATGTATTATCTGTAGAAGGTGTATTCGACGATCCGATGAATAAATTGTAATTGTATGCGGACACTCCGTAAGAAGGTGATTGGAATGTCTCGTTCGTGTATTGAATTAAGATGTCGTTTTGGATGGACGTATTATTACTTGTGGCGCATGATAACAAGGTGCCATTGAGGTACATGTTGAGATTATTTCCTACACCTCCCCAGGTAACTGCTATGTGATACCACGTATTTGCCGCGATGGTTGTGCCGGTATTGAAAGAATAAGTGGTGTTGGTTTTATTGTCCTTGTACTGTAGTTGATTACTCGATAATGTCATAGCAGAATACGATTGCCACAATGTTCCCCCCACAGTAGAATTCGTATTAAACCAGAAGGAAATGGTCCATAATTGAGGTACAACAAAAGTACTCATACATTGTACTCCTCTACTGCCAGTATACCCCGGAGTGTTTACGTATCCACAGTATAATGCACCACTAGCATCAGGGACACCGGAAATTCCGGTAACATACTTTCCGCTATCGGTAGAAATATTAGTGACTGTGGGATACGTGGGAAAGTTTTTCGGGTATGTGAAGGAAGCATCGTACGTATTCGACGCCAAATTCAACAGTGAACCATATCTGACGTCATAAGGTGCGAAACGGTAATATATATATAAAGGGTTGCTCGTTAACGGGTTTGTATATGGGTTTAGAATATATTTTCCGCTGTCGTAAAGTCCGATACTGCCTTGGCCGCCGATATTTGAACGATTTCCAGTAATCATTTACTATATATAGAAAAATGCTATTTTTCTACATAAAAAAAAAATTATTCATGTTATTATTACGCATTACATAACAATCTATATAGTAAAGTAATTATACTTACCGATACCTGCTACATATCCTCCCTAAAAATCGAAAATCTCACCTTCTTCTAATTCCAGCGGCGCTTCCGGTGGAAAGAAAGGGATATTTTCCTTCGCGAAATCATCTCGACATATCGGACAACAAACGCACTTTTGATGGCAATCCCTACACAAAGAATGGCAACAGTCAGTCAATGTATAATTATTATCATTCATATCTTCATAGCAGACAGGACATTCCTCCTTTATTCCTCGTTCTCTCTTCAATTCTTCTACAATAGTTTTCATACGTTTCATTTTTGCTAAATATTTATTGATTTGATTATTTTCTTGGGTTTTATCTTTATAATATTGAAACTTGAAATATTCCTTCTCGTAATACATATCACACATCATATCGTTGACATTTTTTATGTTTTTATATAAATATCTGTTATCCACTTCAAACTCGTGTTCCGCATTTGGAAAGGGCAGATGTTTTTTATTGTAGAACACTCTGACTTCGCACCCAACACAATCATCGGTTTGATAATTCCTGATCATATATACAAACGAGAGCGGCGCATTGTTTTCATCATTTAGTGAATAGTAGTCGAAATACGTATTAAAATCGTTTCTCATGTCTGAAATGTTCGGTATCTCTTGGTTTCGGTAATAACACGTGGTTGGATGATTGACCCCATTTGCGTCCCTATACGCATCTACAGTATATTGTACAACTTTCAATGGTATATGAATTATGTACATATGTTCAGAACTTCGCGTGTTTTTTGTTAAAAGCTCGATCCTCCATTCTACCGGGAACTCGTTCCATTTGAATAAAACGGAATTCTTCTGGTATATTTCGAGCGAATTTTGGAACTTGTCGTTTCTGGTTGACATTGTTTGGATGGTTTTTGGTTGATTTGTGCTGTTAGATGTCTACAGCATGTTAGATAAAAAGTTTTTCAATTTTTTACATTGTGGTACTTGATCAGGAACTCCAACAGATCCTTTTTATAGTTCATATCATTTTCGAAATTTGTCGAATAATTATTCACATCAAATTCGTATTCTTCGAAACGGTTAACTATATAATACGCAAAACCCTCGTATTCCTTCAAAATCTCCTTCTGTTTTTCCAAGTCTAAATCGAATTCCACATCGTTATAATAGAAGAAATAATCTAGATTTATCATCTCCGTGAATTGTTCTTCTTCAGTAAGATACGTGTATAGTTCTTTTATTTTCGCGAATTTTTCTTGTATGTTCTCGTATCGAATTAAGTCATTTTGGTTATGAAAAACCACGTATTTATTTATGCATTCGTTTAACCAATCTATATCCTTGAATATCCTATAATTGATCTCCGTGGATCTTTCATCCATATCGTCCAATATGGAGACGAAAAGAGACGGTTCAACATACATTTTTATGTAATTATACATGTAAACGTCCGTCTTATATTTGAGGATTTTCTTATGAATGTGCGACAGTTCGAACTTTAGGTCCTGGATGCACCAGCTGTAATATTTTACATTATCACTCGGCATGTACCTTTTCATAATAGTCGCCATATCTTTGGCGTATTCTTCCATTTTATGTTGTATTATGTAACATCATCATATTGTGGCTTTAAACCATTTTGGTGTCTTTTGTTTTTATTCCAGTCTAGAACGTTCTCTCCTGATGTTTCTCGTATACATGGATTGTAACAGATCGGTATCGACATTATTGAACTTCTCAACAGCATACGGTGTTGCGAATTCGTTCAATAAATGTCCAAACATATCCATACTACCTCTTATAACGTCGATCACAATGGCAAAAAGAGAACCTAGTCGGTTGGTAGTATAGTTCACTGTATCTTCAACAGTATATTCTGGGAAAACGGTGGTTTGGTTTTGCACTGGCGTTTGTGTGTTGATGAAAGTGGTGTTTTCGATAATCATTGCGTATAATGTTGCTAAAATCGCATAAATAGTCATAACTAATACAAAAATAAATAAAATATTTCTGGTGTGTCGGTTTTCCATATTCGTTTGGATTATACAATATAATTTATACGAATATAATAAAACATGGCACCTTTCAAATTTGTAGAGACTTTCTTTTTTATTAGTTTAGCGATATCGTTTTTGTTGATTTTGTTACTGGTCTATCATTTTAAACAAAGACTGGGGTCTTTAGAACAAAAATCGGACAACATGTTTGAAATTGTAAACAATATTGTAAAAGAGCTAAATATATTACGCAACACTAAGATTAACCAATTTAGCGGTTTCCCAACAGGTTCTCCTTCCAATTGTTTTGGTCCTTCTTGTTTTCCTCCCCAGGCTCCTTCGGCGACAAAAAACATTCCGATGTCCGACAACAATATCTTCGTATCGCTGGTCGATGATCGTTTGCCCACATCAAGACCTACCCCTGTAGAAGAACCTGTTAAAAAGGAGGATAAAAAGGAGGATGACGAGGATGATTACGAAGATGATTATGACGAAGACGATGATGACGAAGACGAGGACGATGAGGATGACGACGACGACGATGACGACGACGACGACGAAGATGACAAACAGGACGAAATAGTTGTAGAAAATCTCGACAATATCAAGATAATTCAATTGGAAGATACAACTGTTGATTTGGAAATCACAAATATAGAAGAAGAACGAGAGAACATTCCTGTAGAAAAGGTAGATGAAACTGCGACACCATCCAACAACGTTGTTGGCAGTGGTGAATATACGAAAGATGTCATTCGTAAAATGACGGTTCAAGAGTTGAAGACTTTAGTAACTAACAAGGGTCTTTGCAGTGACGCAAGTAAAATGAAGAAACCCGA